TTCTCTTCCCAAAACCCCACAAACATATTCCCTACGCCACCACAATTTATCCCCCTCTCACCTCCCCCAAATTTTCCCAAATTACCCCTTTACATTTTCCCAAAAACCGCGTATTATATAACCATCGAAAGAGGGAACGAAACCTAGGAGGCTTTCAATGGCTACCACTACCGCCTTTAATTGCACGATTTCTATCCTTACCGCAATTAACGACTACGCCACCTATTGCGGCCTTACGGTGAACGAGGACAACGCATTCGAAGCTGCTTGCTTTCTCCGCGATACCCTCTACGCCATGTATGATGAGCGAATCGAGATTGACCTCGACGAACTTGACCAGCAATTCAACATTTACAGCTTCTAAATCGAAGCCCCCTCCGGCGGCACAAAACGGAGAGGGCTTCTGTATGATGGGCGGGTGCAGCGCCCATAGTGGAAGGAACGGCAGGCTAGAAAAGGAACAAAGAAACCCGCCGCACCTCCATAGTATCACCTCAACCCAAGCAGGCGAAGCATTTTAACCCATCTTTCGCGGGTAGCGGGCGAATCGAAGTAACACACTCCCATACGATACAGCCCGGTAAGCTTCTTAATGAACGGTGTGGCGCGGTCAATCATAAAGAGGTTCGGGCGCATGTCATCTGCGGTGAGAGCATAGCACATACCCCGCTGCTCAGCGTCTGATGGTACCTTGGGCGTAATGTAGTAAATGCCCGTGCTTGTGTCAATCCACACGCCGAAACTCATACCTTGGAAGACAACTTGATAGAGGAACGCACTCCGCTTGGTCTTCTTCGCAATGAACGTGTCCGTGCTGTCGTGGAATTCGGCATCAATCATTTCATATTCGTATGCGGTGCCTGCAATCAAGCGCCCTACCGGCGTTGCGCGCTCCTGGTCAGCGAATACCTCATCCTTGGCATACTCGATGAGGATAGACTTGCCCCTATGCCAACTGAACCCCTCTTTAGGCTCGTCGCGGATGCCCGCGAAGAGGAACAACGGATTCACAATCGAACAAGTGTTCGCTAGTAGATACATGTGAACATTTGTTCTATCGCGTGCAACGGTCTTGAACAGATTGAAGAGCGCGCCCATATCGTCCGGCAGGTACCCGGGCGGCGCTTTGGTCATACGAATATACTCGTCCCATATAATCTTTTTGACCTTGGGGAACGCCACGCCCTTATAATTTGCTTGCTTTGACGCAGGTATGCAATGACAAATAGGTTGCCAGTCCGGCTTTTCGTCCTCGTCCAGGGGCGCTTTGGCAATGTAGCCTTCATACCCCACCATCTTGAACACGTAGCCCGGAAACTCATTGTGCGCGGCAATATCGTCAAAGAGTTTCGGCGCTGCCGTTTTAAGCTCAGTCTCATACCGTCGCACGTATACGAACTCTGAGCGGTCGCGCATCCAGTCCTTGATAGCCTCGCGCGTGAACCCGTAAGTCTTGCCGTATGAGCGCATGGACATAACGAGAGTAAGCGGGGCATTGTAGCTGATAGCGCGCGAAGGGTCGTAGAATTTGCGCTCAGCCATTATAGATACCTCCTAACCCTCCAATTATACGCGCTCGAAGCGTATGCGTCGGCGTTCTCTTTGATGTAAGGCCCTGAACCGGGTCCTCCGTGGCCTATCAGCTGGTTGTTGCCTATGTAGGCTTCCACATGGTCATACATGGGGTTGTCGTAGCTCCAGTTGAAAAATACCAAGTCCATCACTTGCATTTGGTCTTGGGGCAAGGAGCCTGAGCCGTCGGCTATGACGCTGCCGTAATTCTGTTGGTCACCCGTCCAGGTTCCTATTTCCTGTCCGGTTATGATGTGGTAGACGTACCACATGAGCGCAGAACAGTCAGTGTAGCCCGAATCCTCCGGGGACATTCGCCCCGCGCCTTGCGAGTAGGCGAACGCGTGTTCGTGGTCGAGCAGCCACTGTTTCATTTCCTCCGCAGCCGCGCTGCCGGTCGCGCTGCCGCCGCCCGTGTTGCCGCCGCTTGGGTTTTGGGTCGCGACCGATACGCACGGAAGCCACACGTTCGGCGCGGAGCGGTAGCACACCAAACCGTTTTGGTATGCGCCCGAACCGTACAAGGTAATGATACCGTTGTCGAGCTGCACACGGGTGATGAGCTGTTCGCTGCCGCTAATGTTCGGTGCTTGCCCGCCGCTTCCACTGCCAACGCTTCCCACTTGCCCGAAATCGGGCGGCGCGCTCTCGCCGTCCCATGCGGCCAGTCGTTCGTAGACGGTATTATATCGGTTCGTGTACTGTCCTAGCACACCGTCAGCAAGGCAGGTTGAATGCATCAAATCGAGCGTAGCGGAGCCTCCGCACGACTGCAAAACACGTTGGCATTGCAGCGGGCTTTGGTGGTACATGCTCATAGCGAACACAAGCGTTTGCGGCCGGTCTTCTGACAATCCCCACCCGACAAGCAGGTCAATGTATCCGTTCGCATCCTCAATCCAAAGTTGCTGCTGCCCTACGTGATTTCCGTCGCGCTGCGCCCATTCTTGCCATGCGTTCGCCTCCGCGTCGTTCACCCAGTAGCCCGTCCACCAATTCCAATCGTGGCCTGCATCGACCGCCGCCGCTAACGATGGTGCGGCGCTTTGAAATGCCGTCCACCCGTCGGGGTCAGCGTCGCGGCATTTGATGATGCAATTTGCGGCGCGCTGTCCGTAATTTTGCATCATGCCGATGGTGATAGGGTCGTTTCGATTAACGCCCGTCCAGTCCCAACCGCTTTCCACCTCGCCGATAACATACATTGCGAACATGCAGGTATTTTCGCGCGTGGGCATTGTCTGCACCTCCTTGCATTAAAAAGGGCGGGCATTAGCCCGCCCTACGTTCAAGTCAACGTTACACACCGGCGAAGTACACGAGGGAAGCGCGGACCTGGACCGGACTGATATCCGGTCCGTACAACCAAACGCCGATTCGACCGTCACTCGCGACGTAAAAGCCTGCTAGGCCCTCGGTGTTGAGGGACGCTGCCGCCTCCACCTGAGCTGCGGGTTTGGCGTTCGACCGTACCGTGCCCACGTCGTTAGCGCCGCCCGTAAGTGACATGTTCGTTCCGAGGAACTGGATGACTACGAGGGGGCCGTACTTGTGAGCGCGGATTGTGCCCTGGCTCGCGGAAGCGACAACGCTGGTAGGGGTCGCGTTCACGGCGGTGAGTGCCTGCTGGGCGGTGGTCTGCGCGTTCACGCCCTGCTGGATTTGGGCCTGCACCGTGCCATTGAGCTTCTCGGTGGTAACCGCGCCGTTCTGAATCATGCTGGTGTTGATGCTGTTCGCGCCGGGAGTGCCGCCTCCTTCCTGCTCGACCTGGTAGAGCGCCGTGTCCATTGCGTTGGCAAGACCGTTAATGGCGTTCACGCCGTCGATGGTGTCGGTGCCGTTGATGGTCGGGAAGCTGTAATGGGTAGTTGCCATGGTGTCCTCCTTTACTCGGCAGAGCCGGATACAAAGCCGTCAGTGTTAAGCTCGCCCCACGTGCTGGCCTTTTTGGCTGTCAGGGCGGCATTGATTTGCGAGGTGAGCCAAGCGGTGTCGACGGACACCTGGCCTCCCGAGAGGGTGATGCCCGTGCCAGCCGTCACGCCGCTGCCCGCGCTGTCGGCCACCGACTTCAGCGCGGTGTCGACGGCGGTCGCAAGGCCGTTGATGGCGGACACTCCGTCGATTATATCGCCGTCGGCGATGGTCGGTAGAGTGTAGTTGGTTGTCGGGGTTCCTGCCATTTTTCCTCCTTTAGTCTACGTAGATTATGGCACCAACGAAAGCAATGTAGCTGTCGAATAAACTGAAGTTGAAACTGTTTCCCGTGCTAAAGTCAACCGCGTTCACTCCCCCATTTGATATGGTGTAAATCTGTCCTGTTTCTCCGCTTAACATATAAGTTCCGAACGTATTCATAGAACCGGTTGATGTAACCTCTATGAGTTCGTCTACGCCGTCTGACGCACATTGCAAAAGCTCAAAGCTGTTGTACATGATTCTGACAAGCAGGTTAAAGTTGATGCCTTCACCTCCTACGCACGAGAATGTGATGACTTTCCCATTCCCAAGCTGGATGGACGCATCGTGGCCGCCCGCGAAGGACACAACTTGCGGGTAAACCCCTTTAAGCTGCTCAAGGCGCACCGCCTCGTTGCCGGTGTAGGTTTCTCCACCGCTCGGCGCGTCAATCCAGACGTTCTGGGTGCCGTTGTTGCTCAGCACCTGGCCTGCGGTGGCCGCGGTGCCCGGCTTGTCGAGCTTGGTTGCGATGTTCGCGTTGATGGTCGCGACGGTCGTGTCCCACCACGATTTGAGCTGTGAGAGGCGGGTGGCCTCGTTACCTGTTGCTGGCATTTTCACCTCCTAGTTGACTGCGAATCCGTTATCTTTCAACTGACCCCACGTGCGGTTCAGTGCGGTCACGCTCGGCGGCTGCACGTAGTAGGAGCAGCCGTTCTCTTTGAGCTGCCCCCACGTGCGCCCTTTCATCATTGCACCGGTCGCGTTGGGGTACTGGAAACCGTAGGCTCGCAGCGCTCCCCACGTCCTCGCGTTCGTGGCCGGTTCAGGCTCGGGCTGAACGCCCATGTAGTCCATGAAGTCGGGGTCGGACGCGAACTCCACGGAGATAACGCCGTCCTCTATCTCGATCGCGTCCCCGGCGGTGCAGTCGCATCCGCCTCCCCCGCCTTCGCCGAGGTCAAGCTCGTTGATGGCGGTTATGATGTCGATTCGTCGTTTAGGCTCCAGGTTCGGTTTCATCGCGCCACCTCCCTACTTGACCGCGAAGCCGTGGAAAAGAACGTCGTTCCAGGTCGTCCCCGTCACAAGCGTCTGTCCGTCCGAATAATACTTGAAGCCGTGGTAATGTATGTCATCCCACGTGCGCCCCACCTGCTTGCCTTGCGCGTCCCCGATGAGGAATCCGTAAGCCTTCATGCTCGCCCAGGTGGTGAGGTTCTCTCCCGGGTCGGGGGTCGGCTCAGGCTCTGGCTCGGGGTCGGGGCCGGGGCCGGGGCCTGGCTCGTCGGGGTTGAGCGGCCAAGGCCAGCACGAGAAATCGAAGCCCGGGGTCATCCAGTCGACGTGCTCGCGCGGCGTGTACTTCGCGCGAATGTCCCCGTCGCCCCAATACAGGTTTCCGAACAGGTCGACTTCGAACCACGAGTAACCCGTCGCGTTAAGGTCGTTCCACGTCATGCCCGTCTCGGCAAGCTCGTCCCAAGTGCAGGCGTACACGCGTAGCATGTCGTACATTTGTTTGTAGATGACATAGCCGAAGTCGTGCATGCCGGTGACGGGGTTTCGCCCCGCGTACCATCCTTTTTGAAGCGCGTCGATGCGAGAGGACAGGCGCGCGTCCTGGCTGTTGACATAGCGCATCGCGCTATCAATAGCGTCTTCCAGCTCGCTTTTGTCGATTCCGTTGTCGTCCAGCAGCAGAAGCGCCTGCAAAAGCCAGTAGATTTGGTCTTGCTGCCGCACAGCGTATTTCCAGCTAGGCGGCAAGGGGTACTGAAAACCCTTGTAGGCAAAGTCAAAGGGCGATTTAGGGTCTGTGATTACTGCCATGTTGCTACACCTCCCATCTCGAAAACTTGCTGATGTAACGGTTCCAGACCATTATACACGATGTAAAGCGCATTATTAACCGACTGTATCCAGGACGTGAGCATATCGCCCACGGGCGCATTGCGCCCGCTGCTCGTCGTGGACTGAGCGTTTTCTGTTTTGCTTTCGGTGTCCGTGAGATTAGTCGCGTAATTCTCATCGCCCGAAAGCTGAGTTTGCGGCGTGGCGCTGTAGAGCTGCTTGCCGTCGGCGGTGGTTGTGTCGTTGCTCGTGCTCGTGTTCTCGAAGCTGCTCAGTATGTCAAAATCGGTATCAAGCGCGCGGAAAAGCGGCATGACAGAAGGGGACATTTCCGCCATAGTGCGCGCCATGAGGAATGCATACTCTTGGGCTGTTTCGGCGGCAATTTCGCGGTAGGCAAAATGCCGGTACACCATGGAATTCAGCCATTCGCGCTTTCCCTCGTACCAAATGGGGTAATCACCCAAAATATCGGCCATGTCGTAGCCGTAAAGCATGACCAAATCATGCAGGGTGGGCGCATCGTCCGTGATTATCATTCGTAGCCCCCTATGTTCGCATCGTGAGAAACACTGCCGTTTTCTGCCTGACTAATGGACGCGCTTTCGTCTTCCGTGAAGTGGCGCGCCGCCCACGTGACGTAAGGGCGCACGCCGAAAACCCGTGCGCATGCGTCGCAGAACATTTCGCGGGCGCGCATGAAGTTGTTGCGGCACATGATAACTTGCTCATTGTTTTGCAGCACTTCGAGCGAATTGCGGCGTTCCTTCTTTTCGGCCTGCGGGTCGTTGTCAACGCCCATGAGCGACAATGCTTGATTGAGAATAGTTTTCTGGTCGCTCAGAATGTCCTTTGCGACGTAAGGGCTTTCGGTGTTAAGCACCTGAATGCCGGTCGCAACGTCGAATCCCGCATTGTTGACGACGATATATTGCTCGTTGTTTTCCAGCTTCTGAATGAGCCGTTTCGTCGTGCGGCCGGAACCCTCGCCGCCTGCGAGAATATAGGGCGTGCGCTGAGCGCCCATGTTGGTTTGCACGATGCGGTCAATCTCAGCCAAGCGGCGCGCGTAATTGCGGAGCATCGGGTAGAGCGGACGGCGAGAAAGCGAATCCCAGCACAGCGCACAGTTCGGCGGTTGAATCTCGCCCGCCTCGTCAATCCACGCTTGCGCATTGCGGTACCATTGCGTTTGCTGACCATCGCCAGCCATGGGCGCGACAAGCAGCACGCGATTAGGGTTATAGTACATGTTCAAAGCGCCCATATTCGAGCACTGAGCCATAAGAAAACCGCCCTCGCGCCCGACATATTCGTCAGCCTGGAACATGCCGACTACACCGTAAAGGTACAGTTCCAGCTCCAGGGCGCGCGCGTCAATTCCGGCGGGAAGGTCGTGCCATTCGAAGCGCGACAGCGCGATGCCCTCTAGGTACTGCGTCCAAAATTTCACCTGCCACGCTTCCGCGCGGGCGCTTGGGCTGTAAATCTCTTTCATGTAGGCGCGGCCTGCGGCCATTTCCAGCAGGTCGGGTATCTCGTTCTCCGCGTCAGTGTAGATTGCTTTCTTTGCCATTTATCACACCTCCTTTAAGAGAATTGCGGCCGGTTGTTATAGGGCATTACCGTGCCTATCTCGTCCGGGTTGCGCCAGACGGTAACGCCCTTGCTAAATATACCACGGATAGCGTCTTTGTCCGATTCCGCGCACGACGCGTTTTCGATGTATATATCGGTGAACTTCCAGTATGTGTAATACTGCATCTGGTGCAGGCCGTATGCCGCCATGTTGACGCATTCGCGGCAGGCATAGCCGTACTTGCCCCAATAATCGCCGATGACGCGAACCGCATCGACGTTGATTACCTTGTACCGAACCTCTATGCCCATGTACCCGTTGGTCAGATTGAATCCATCGCCGCCCGCTTGTCCTACGATGCTTGGCTGTGTGAGCGCGGCATCCTGTACGCTTGCATTGAGAACGGCAAGCTGTTGTTCGTAGTCTCCTTTGTTCGCCCACTGTGCCAGCTGGTAATTCTGCGTTGCCTGCGAGGCGGTCAGGTTTTGGGTGTTAGCGAATTGCGCATTGCTTGCGTACAGATTAACGCCTGTTCCAGCCGCGCCCATGAGCGCGCCGCCGACGCTGCCTGACGCAAGAGAGCCAATAGCGGAAAGTGCGCCGTTGGCGATAGCGGCCTGATTCTCAATGTTCTTGTTCTGTTGCGCGGTATCGAGCGCCTGCATAGTCTGGCTGTAGCCCAATTGAGCGGTAGCGTTGCTTTTCGCGTTCGCCCAGCCCGCGCCCGCATAGCTCGCGTTCAGCGTGTTCACGCGCTGTGCGAGGGAAAGCGCGCCCTCGTCGTTCACCATGGTGAACTTGGGGAATCCCTGGAACCAAACGGCATTGTCAAGATTATTGCCGGGGCGCAAAACGGCCTGCCTGATGTTAGTCATAGTGGCGTACTCATAGCGTATTTCTTGGTTCGTGTGCGACACACCGGGCGTATAGCCGTACAGCCCCGGCCACACCGCGACGCGCATTCCCGGGTTAGCGGCGCATGCCGTCACGAACATTTCTATAGCACCGTCAATGGTAGCGCACAGCTCAGGTTTGAGCACCAGCGGGCTACCTTGGAAATTCGTCCACTCGATGCACGAGTACGGGTAGGCGAAGAATTTATGCATCCACTGGTATTCGCGCGGGATACCGTTGCTGAGCTGCTGCCAAATGTTGCCTGTCTCGAACCAGGCGCTTTCGTCGGGTGTCTCTCCTAGGAACTTCGCCTCCACACCGTTCAGCACAACGTCCGGCCCGTCAGTTAGCAGACCGGACGGGAAGCACGTAATATCGACGATGCCTTTTGCCGCCCACGGCGAATTCTTGACCTTTTCCATGAAGTATTTGAAATTCCCAGCGTCGAGCATGTAGACATTGCAGCCGGATACCAGCCCGTCCGTCCGCTGTCCGTCGGCGCACTCTAGATTTGGGCTTGTCTTTGACCCCCAGTCAGCGGCAAGGTTGACCGTGCTCGTGATGATGACGCGCCAGCCGCCGCCGCTTGGGTTGGAAATGTCCTTCCATTCGTGGTTAACGGTCACATACTCGTTTCCAATGTCCAAGCCTTCCGGCACGGACGCATAGCGGAGCAGGTTGCTGTTCTCGATGGTGTGAACGTCACGCCGGTTCTCATCGAACAAACGTTTCATGGGCAAATGCCCGCGCTCCAAAAAGCCGGTGCCGAAACGACAGCGGTAGACGTAGCTCGTCCATACGTCGAGCTGCAATTCGAGTGCCGTCGTATTCGGCGCGACGTAAGAAACACTCGTAATGAAATAAAAGAGAATCGGCGGCGTTACCTCGCCGGGTACCGGCAATTTAGGATTTTCGACCGTCAAGTAATTGTACTGGTAGCACTTGGAATACGGTACATTGACCGTAACCGGCTCGCGCGGTTTAAGGTAGGTCATGTGTTTGATTTTGACGCTCTCGCTGTCCTGCGCCACCCCGCGAAAATAGTCATTGCGGGCGTTTTCGGACGCAAAGTACACTACGTCTTTATAGGACGCATCCCAAGGAACTTTGCAGAGCATTACCTGAGAATCAGTAGGCCATTCGACCGGGGAAAAAGGCATTTCCAACCTCCTTTGGCAATAAAAAAGGCGGGCATTTCGCCCGCCTTAATTATACCATGCCGATTAACCGGCAGAGTAGCCCACCTCGTTCAGCGTGATATTGCCGCTCACGGTCGGGGTGACGGTGGAAACCGCCGTAATGACCATGGTTTCGTAGGTGGATTTTTCGGAGACGTGCAGGACGTTGAAGCGGTCAACATAGGTTCCGGTGTCCGGCAGGATGACCGGAAGCGTGCCGTTCGCCGCCTGCTCAGCGGTTCCAGCCGTGATGACAAAGTACGCGTTCGCATCGTCCGGCGTGGACGCGGGCGCGGAGTATTTGACCGTAGGCACAAGCTGCACGGTGGCACCCGGTTCGAGCACGGCGTTATTGCGCACAGTCGGGTCAAGCGCGACGGTCACAGACGTTGCGACCTTTGCCGTAGCGGTGGGCGTTTCGGTATCCGCATCGGTGGAGAACCGGATGGCGTTGCGCTGCTTGCTCGCAGCGTACACGCCCCTGCAATGAAGGTAGCTGTAGAGGCCGTCCGTTTTCGGGTTGTAAATGCTAGCGCTCTTGTTGCAAATGTCGAACACGCGGAAAAAGTCACCGTCCACCAAAAGCGCCTGAGTGCCTTCCAAGCCCTCCGGCCAATTGTCAATGACTACCTGCCGTCCGAAGAAATCCGTCTCGCCCATGTTAAATGCGCTCGCAAGGACGTTTACCGGGATGGCCGCCGCTACGTTCGCATCAAGCAGGAGAACCGCATCGGTGAGCATGGAGTCCATACCCTCAGCGTTGTACTTGCGCGAGTAGAAACCGTTGGTTTTAAGGTACATTGCGCGCGTTTTCTCAACCAGGTCTTTACCGTCGGTTTCCTTGTCATTCGACGCGGTAAGGTCAGCAACCTGGATATTGTAGAAACCGCTCGAAGTCTCATACTCAGAAAGCACTTCCTTCATGAGCAGGTATTCATCCCACGCCGCGGATTCATTCGGCAGCGCGAAAAGCTGGTTAACGTAGCCAGAAAGCTGACCATCGTTCTCCGAAGCTTCTGCCAGCAATTCCTCGTTAATATACATGCCGTACACGTCGGCGCGGTTGCGCACGTAGTAGTTCGTGCGCATGTCCGGGGTCTGCGCTGTCCACGGGTTAGCGTCCATCTGGTCGAAGTTCTCAGCGGTGATGAGGTTCGAGCCAACCTCCATGGCGATGGAACCCCAACTCATGCCCTGCTTGAACGGACGCAGCACGTTGTTGAACTGGTAATTGTTGAAAATCCGAATGCCAATCTGGTTAACCAGGGTTTCAATGTATTCATTCCAGATAACCGGGTAATCGCGAATGGTGCGGACGGTTCGCGCCAGATTAGCTTGCGTCGCGACCGGAACGCGGTCTTTGTACTCAAGCGACGCGGAGCGGCGCACAGCGTTAAGAATCTCAACGTTCGAAGCGTTCAAATATCCCTGCGGCATAATTTATTCCCCCTCCTCGAAAAGCTCAGCGAACGGGTCTTCGCCCTCGTCGCCCTCGTCTTCCTCAGCTTCCGGCTCAGGCTCAGGCTCAGCAGTCATGGCCTGCATAAGCTCCCAATTCTTCGCCGCCGTCTGCTGGTACTTTGCTTCCATGTCGGCCACGGCCTGTTCCAGCTCAGCAATGCGCGCGTTCGCGCCTTCGCCTGCCGCTCGCAGTCCGCCAAGACCGTCGATGATGCCGGGAATATCCGGCTCTTCGCCCTGCAACAGCTCGATAATCTCGTCAAAATTCATGCTTGGCACCTCCTTAGTGCGTTGGCGCGCGTGGCTGTACGGTTTGCCGCCACCACGCGCGCCGCGAAAGTGCCGGGCATTTCCGCGCACCCGCTCAAAGCGCCGCGATAGCGCCGGGGAGCACGGGACGCTAGCCCCCTCGCACGTGCAATTGCCCTACTGGCGAAGCGCGCGGGTGCCTCGGTCATATGCTATTATATATCAAGCTAAAGGAAGGAGCAAAAATCATGCGGCATTTTTACGACGGCGGGGACAAAAAGCACCGAAAATATTGCGTGCTGATTGACGTACTAGGCGATACGCGCGGGTATGCGGCGGAAGTTCTGCTAGAGCTGTACTGGTGGGATAATTTCGAAAATGCGGGCAAGTCGGTCACGCGCGAATACACCATCACGCGCCAGCGCTCAGCGGACACACTCTACAGTGAGCTTTTGCAAATGTTCGAGGAAGCGGGCTTCTACCCTCAGCCCTTGGAGCAAGACGAATTGCACGTGCTCATCACGCAAGCGGTATGCAGCGAAGTGCGCGGGGCGTGATACGAAAAGGCCGGGTCAAACCCGGCCTTTTCCTTACACCTCCTATTCCCCGTCGTATTCGAGCAATTGATATTCGAGGTTGTCCAGACGTTCGTTGATTCCGGCAAGGGTGGTAGCAATAGCCTCTAACCGCTGTTTAAGCCCCGGAGTCTCAGGCGAGCCGTTGATAGCGGCGGCAATCCATTTCACGTGCGTGTGCGTCGTGCTCACGTAATCGCGCCCCGTCGGGTCATCGGTGCGGGTAATCTCATCGACGGCGCGCGAAAGCTTGTTATAGCAATTGTCATACTCGCCGCCTTCGCCGTCCCACCAGTACCGCCATACGGCCTCGGCAATCTCTTCCTTTGTGGGCATGTCCTCCCCCTCTCCTGTGGCATAGGCTCGCCACGTCTCACCATCGCCATAAAAATAATTTTTATCCAGCGGCGTGCTCGTGTACTGCCAACAGCAGACCGGCACACCGTCAGCAGCGGGGCATGCATCAGGGCTAGGCACACCGCCCGGGTAGGACGCGACCCAACGCCCGCAATTCTCATTCACCCCGCCCAACTGGAAGCGCCAGGGATTCGCGTAAATCCACGGCCAGATTCCGGTACGCGAATGCACTCGCTCCACGAAAGCGTTAACCCACGCGACGCTTTGCCCGTCTTCCCAATCAAGCACGGGAATGCCCTCGCCAAAGTAATTAGCCGTATCGTCCACGTAAAAATCCGCTTCGGCGATAGGGTCATTATTGCGCGCGAAGTGGTAGAAGCCCCACGGATGCCCCGCGTTGCGGCAGGCTTGCACCCAGCCGTCACAGTAGCCGTCCACAAAGTCCAGCCCTTCGGTGGCCTTCATAATCAAAAAATCCGACGTTCGAATCAGCCAGTCGGTCGAATACCCGCTTTGCCAGTTGCTTACGTCGTAGCCCTGCATTACCATTACTGGCCCTCCACATGGTCAACGTGCGATTCAAATTTAGCGGTAAGATCCGTTATAGCGACGGTCAACTCTTTAAGCGTCTCGTTCATCTGCACATAGAGCCACGCCATAAAGGCGCAGGCCACAATCGGAAAACCGACGCTTGAAACAAGCTGTGTAATCTGCTCAACTTCCATCAGTACCCCTCCTATTTGATACTAAAGGGGCTAGGCACAAGCACCACGCCGCCGCGCACCTGTTTCGGGCGCAAGCCCCAATTCTTGACGTTATCATAGCACGCCGCGCAATCTTTGCCACATCCGCCGGGGAGAAAAAACGGGCAATCTCTCGTGCTAAAGCAGCTTTTGAAATCCTCGAAGCGCATTACGGCTTTAAGAGAATCGCTCATGCCCGCGCACGTGTACTCGTCAACGCCGTCCACCGTCTCAGCGTAGGTCTTCGCGCGGACGAACCGCGCGCGGTCGAACGTGGCTTCATGCTTCCACGCGCCAAGCTTTTTCGGGTGGACTTCCACGTCATCGGGAATTTCTTCGCCGATAGCGTGAATACTGTCAGTATCGGCGTAACAAAACCTATCGCCGAATTCGCAAGCGGTGCGGATGGTCTTACCGCGCGCATATGCCGTAATGAATATTCCACCCGGCAAATAGACCGGCTCGCGCTCGCCCGACCCGGCTTCGCGAAATTTCAGCTCGCCCTCCTCGCCCAAGTACGGCACGCGGTTCACGGCGGTTATCTTCTGAGCCAGCTTGCCGTAAAGCCCGTTCAGATAGAGCTTCGCCAGCGCTCGCGCGCCGGGAGTTTCCGCATCCTGCTTTTGCTGCATGTACGTGTCTATATACTCATCGAACAGCCCGCTTTGGGACCTAAAGCTCCACCCGCCGAACCATCCCCACACGTCCACATCGTACATTTCACACCACAGCGCCCAATCGACGGAACACACGAAATAGCGCGTGGGTGCGTCGATATTCTCCAAATACTCGCGCTCGCCAAAAAGAGACGCGCCGCGCGCTTGGATGCACGGCAACTTGCCCGGGCGCAAGTGCGCGGTAATCTCCACTTCGGCAATCCACAAAGGGCGCTCGTCTGTCGGCTGTGGTTCGCCCCTGAAATACTGAGGCGCGCCGACGGGCAGAGGGTTATACCGCATAGCCCACGGGTAGAGCGAATTAACATCAAGGCGAATACCGCGCCCCACATCTTTTCCCTTATGGCGCGGGTTGACGTAGACCCATCCGCCACGGTACGCCTTGCGCAAACGCTCGTCAATTACCGGGTTGATGATAGGGAATACTGCGCGGAAGGTACGCCCCGCCAAATCCTTATAGCATGCGAGGCAATCGCTCGCCGTCGTGAGCTTCGAGCCACCCGACAAACGAATGCGCATGGCCTGCGACATGATGAGCACGTCACGGCTCAAATAGTTCAGCTCGTCAGCGGTCAGCTCGTGACCGACTGGCCTAAAAGTTTCGTAGTCAAGCTCGCCCTTGGTCATTTCCAGACCGTAAGTCTTGGCGGCGGCGCGCACGCTCATAGTAATTTTTTTGTAGCTATCGGCGAACTCCACGCCCGCAACCTCGATGCGGTAGACCTTGCCCAGCTCGTCAATGGTCGCTGAGAACTTACCGGCAGGCGGGCGCATGTCCGTGCATGCGTCGTAGCCGTGGTTCAGAAGCCAGCTCATAATAAAGCTGCCGTCGAATTTTAGATTGTGGAACCAAATGCGCGCGCCGCTTTGCTCCAAAGCCCACTTCATGAAGCCGTCAATGTCCGTTCCGTGAACAAACGTGCTTTCCGGCTCATCGCAGACGCGCGCCGCGCCCCATGCCCACACGCGGCAATCGTCTACAAATGTCGTGGTTTCAAAGTCGGCGCAAAAGTGCCGCTTCACGCCGTATCTCCCTTTTACTTGCGAGAATAAACGCCAATATACCGACCGATAGCCCCGCTCGCGTACTTTACCACGTCGTCAGGAACTTCGAGCTGCCCACGACGGCGCGCGCGCTCGTTCTCAATGAGAGCTTGTTTATATTCGTCCGTGCTCGCCGGTTCGTCATTGGAGTACTGGTAAGCTTCCATTTGCGCGTTGAAATCGGTGAGCACGCACATTTGGCGGAATTGCTCTAGGCTCATGTCGCGGATAGCATCGGCCATGGCATTCTCATTGTCGGCACGGAGCTTGTTCTCCGCTACCTGTTTCCAGTTCGCTAATCGCTCGTCGAAGCCTTCCAAATCGGACAAGCGCGTTTCAAGCGACGTGATAGCACGCTTTAGGGTTTTCTTGTTCGGGAAGCGCGTTTGGCGGTGAATTTCGTTCAGTTCGCGCCAAATTTGCCGCGCGTCGAAGTCATCCGCTTCGCTCAGCTTGCGCCCCTGCGGATAACTTTCGTTATAGTAGACGGCCTTTTTCTCGCCGCCCGCGCTTTTGATAATGTTCTGACGGTGCAAGTTCGCCGCGCGGTTCACCTCGCGTTGGAGCGCGTTAAAACGGCGCACCATGGTAGGGGGCAAGTAGTTTTCTTCGCCCACCAAGGCGCGTGCGTCTACACGGGTCGCATTGAATTCTTTCAAACGTCGCAAAAACGCCCGCTTCTGTGAGCCGGTCAAATTACCCTGGCGAAACAACGCGTAATATTGCTGTGTGTCGCTGCCGTTCGTGCGCGGGTCGTAACGCCGCAGAATATCATCGCTTGCGCCTGCTTGCTTTAGGCGGTATACTTTGTTACGGGTGTTTTTGAGCGCGCGAGAAATTTCCTTGTCCAGCGTCGTTCGTTTGGTCATAGCAAACACCTACTTTCGTCTAAACCCCCGGCAATGCCGGGGGTTATTTCATGCGCAGAATAATGAGCGCAATTGCCATTACGAGAAACGCCGCAATAGGCGTGATAACATCCGGTGGCACGTCCATTATACCCCCTCCTTGCAATAAAAAGGGCGGCATTACGCCGCCCGCACATTCCCCCGGCGCTCCCCTTATGCCAGGTCGAGATACTTATACCGGCGGCCTTTAGCCGTGTTGCTCTCGCAGCACACCACCTTCAAAGGCTCGTTCCAAAGCGCCGGTTCGCCCAACATAGAAATAATCTGGATAGCAGAGCGAATAACACCGTTCGAGGAAGAAACGTACGTGGTGCCGTCAGCGCCTACCAGGTACACGCCCATTACCTGCTCAGTCTCGCCCGTTTCGGTCGTAACGGTCGTGGGGGTGAAGACAAAATCGACAATGGCAAGAGGCGTTTCCATGAAGTCGCGCAGAAGCTTGCTCGCGTTCGTGGCCTTGTACAGCTTCACCTGGCCGGTGCGCTCCGACGTATCAAAGGTTGCGTAGAATCCGGCTTCGCGAACCTGATTGATAATGCGGTCGGCGAAAGTCTCCCCGGAATTAGAGATAGCGGTTTCCTGCTCAACAATCATCATTTCGTCAGCCATGGTTAGTTCTCCTTTTCGTTCTCTTCGGCTTCCATTTCATGCGCGTGCTGCACGAATTCCTCTTCGGTCATGTAGTAGACCTTTTCGGTGGCTACGACATTGCGAACGCTCAGAAGAGGGTTCTCTTTGTCGCGGCGAACGATATTAGCCATACGCGGCGCGCTCACGTTTCCGCTAATGCGCATGAGGGTAACGCGCTGTCCGTTCTCGTCCACAACTTCGCATTCAGTCGTGCGAATTTTGCGCTTGATGATTCGTGCCATTTTTGTTGCTCCTTTCTTTAACGTGGCTTACCTATTATAACGCGCTGCCGCCGCGATGACCACGTCATTGTGAATCTCGCTGTAAGATTTTTTCGAAGCAAGCATAAGGGTTTCAAGCCCGCCGTTATACTTATAATAGTACCGGCGATAGCGTTCCAGCTCGTACAGCTCACTGGTGTTCATCTCGAAATACCATTCTGCAAGCTTGTCAATAGCGCTCTCGTATCCGTCCATGTTACATTACCCCCATTGCTTGCAGCTGGTCGTATGTCTGTACGCCCGTGATAACACCAAAGACAATGAGAAACACTGTCAGAAGAGTTGCGACCAGAAAGAACGTTCCAGCCATCAGATAGAAGTAGTTCTGCATTTTATTTCCTCCTGTTCGTCCACCATGCCGCAATCAACAGTGGAATGAAAAAGAATATGAAGTAACCAAGCATTTCACTAGCGAAGCTAGCAGGTTCGGCTGTGACGCTAATCATTCGTGCACCTCTTCCATCTTGTCGTAATCAATAACCAAGTGCTGTTTGCTGTCAAAATGAAAAGGAATACCAAGAACCGATAGGGTGTCGAATATAGCTGCATAACGGTTTCGCAAATCCTCGCGCCTAAACCCGGCTTCTACCTGCGCATCCCACGCACGGTTATACAACTGCTTAGCAAGGAAAATTCTCTGATGGTCGATTGCGTATTTCATTATTAAGCCTCCTAGGTTTCGTTCCCTCTTTCGATGGTTATATAATACGCGGTTTTTGGGAAAATGTAAAGGGGTAATTTGGGAAAATTTGGGGGAGGTGAGAGGGGGATAAATTGTGGTGGCGTAGGGAATATGTTTGTGGGGTTTTGGGAAGAGAA